CGTCAAGTTAATGCTCAATATCTTGGTACTGAAGCAGACGGAGTTGGCACTGAAGTAACTAACTTGATGGCAATCTTCAACGATACTATCAATAATCCAAACAATATTTTAAACAGGACTTACACACTACCATACATATGGCCTGTTAAGTATACTCCTGACTTACCTAAGAGAGACCTTACAGTCACTTACGACGTAAGTAATGGTGGTCAAGATTCTGATAACTTGTCTAATATGACATGCCCTGAGGTTGTGTCAGCAATCAATACATTGATGGAGATTCCATTCAATACTATTATTCAAGCAGCAACTGCCAATACAAATTATCTAACATCTAGTGTTACTAAGACATTCCCTTACAATAGTAATACAAATTATCAAGAAGGCACATGTTATAACGTAACATCTGCTGTTGATACCTTGATGGGTCTATTATCTTCAGCACTTGGTGGTGGCACACAGAATGATAAGAGAGTTGCTAATCAACTTCTATTCAACACATATGCTATTGAGCAAAGAGCATACGATGCTACAGTAACTTACTTCGGCAGCACAAACGCTACACTACAGTTTGCTACTGATGTAATGAAGGCAGTCCGTTATGACATGATTACTCATGGTAATGCTGGCTCATTCCGTCTACTACAAAACTGGTTTGATGGTGAAGGTAACTTTATAGCATATCAAGATGTTGTCAGGTCTCATCTAATTTACTATCTCACAAGAATTAGAGAATACATGAAGGCAGTCCTTTATGATAGAGATGACCCAGACTGGGCAGGATATCCAGTATATCTTCCTCCTGCAAGATTAGAGTATAACCAAGAAGCAGCTGAGTTTATTATGGACTCATCTCTCAACCCAATCGAGTTTGCTCTAGAATTATCTAAATTCCCAACTGAGGCATCTGTCACATGGATACCTAGCACAGACGCACAGAATCTTGGTAAGACATATCAGATGGGTATTGACTATAACACAGACCCTGCTCTTGTTGTGCTTACACCCACAGTTGAGGTTGGATTTGACCGTGCTGAATATAGAGTCAGAATTAATCGTGCAAACCAATTCCGTCGTGGTGATATTCTAACTTACATCCCTGCATCTCAGACTTCTGTCACTGCATTTACTAACCAACCTTACTGGTATGTTATGACTGCAACTGCACAATGGTTTGAAGTTGGTGCACATTATATCCATGATGGTAGATTTAGAAACGTAACTGTTGACACTAATAACTCAGGGTCACAAATATTCTCTGTTGTTAGAAGGTCTGGTATTACAAGGACTGCTCCTCTATATCCAGCTGACCCATCAGAGACACCAATACAGGGTGGATTTAATCCTGCTGATGTTATCTACGGTTCTACATCAGATGCTACATCTGAAATCGGCACAGTATTTGCTAACGAAGCAAATATCAGAGTATTAATGAAATACTATGGATTGTCAGGTATTGTTGCTAACTTCGTTAATGGTGAAAATGTAGTGGTGCAAGGTGCTACATCTAACACAGGTAAGGTAATTCAAACTGTAACCAAAGATGGAGACCTAAATGGATTTGTAAAACTTATAGATGTAGCAGGCACTATAAGTGCGGGTGATGTATTAGAGGGTGTTGATTCTGGTGCTACAGGTACTGTTACAGCAGACTTGAGTGATAGGATGTTAATTAATGTTGAGCGTGGTAGTTTCCAATCTGGTGATTACGTATTCAACAAAGACAACGCTGCTGAAGTATTATTCTCAACATACACTAATAAGTCTGGTAGTCTAACAGATACAGACGGTGGACGTATTACTATTGATGTTGAAACTATTGAAAATGAATGGTCAACAGGTGATGTTGTATACGGTAGTGTTACTGATTACATCTTAGATGTTAAGGGTATATCTGGCACTCAAATACAACTTAATCAATACATTCATGGCACAAACATATATGAGTTAACTCTAGGCACTGCAATTACAGATACTGGTGTTAGCGATACCTTCAACGTTGGTGATGAGATTACTTTACTACAAGGCACAACTCAGAAAAACCCAGGTTGGACAGCGACAGTTACCAAGTATATCAATGGTCTAAACATTGTTGATACTAACGACCCTAATTACGGAATCCACAAACTTTGGATTGGTAATTTAGTCCCAGTTGGAGCTGGTGCTGATATATCAGAGGTTGGTAATTCTACAAATAATATTGGTAAGATTGAGTTAGGAAGTAACTTCCCAACAATCTACGCTAATGTTTTAGGTTATACAAATACTCAATCCAGTGTATATGGTAAGGTCGTTGCTGTTGAGCAAGCTGGTATTAATGCAACAATTTGGGTAGAAGATGCACAAGGTGTATTTGCTGATAATATGACTGTTAAATCTGACTATGGTTGGGGTGGTGCAGTATCATCTGCTCGCACACTTGAAGGTAGAGTTGACAGATACTTCAGAGGATTTGATGGAGCACAAAGCACATTTGACCTTACTATCAATAATGGTGAAGCATACTTCCCAGACCCTGCAGGACATCTACTAATATTTGTTAATGGTGTGCTACAACCCCCAGGTGGTAACGCAAGTTATGTTGCATTCTCTGATAAGATACAATTCAACGAGCCACCTGACATTGGTAGTGAATTTATCGGATACTACGTTGGTAAGTTAAGACAGTTAGATGACATATCATTTGAGTTTGATTCATTAAGGTCTTCATTCAACCTTAAGCGTGGCGGACTATTCTACTCCTTGACATTGACTGAGGGTGTTTCTTCTAACACTATACTTCCAGAAAACAACATTATTGTTTCACTGAATGGTATTATCCAAGAGCCAGGTACAGCATATGAATTGGTTGGTAGTAGAATAATCTTTGCTGAGACTCCTCGTGCAGGAAGCACATTTGTTGGATTCTCATACATTGGTAGTGATGCTGACGTTATCGCAGCAACTGTTGTCCCACCAATAGAATCTGGTGACCAACTCTTTATTGAGGGTGAAGAATTTAATCGTGAAGTTGCTCTAATTGAGTCTTCAAACTCCTTGATTACATTTGAATATACTGGCTCAGTTAAAGGTAGAAATGCACAAGCACTTGCTACTATCACACGCGGTCAAATAACTAACGCAATCCTTACAAACCCAGGTGACGGTTATACTTCACGTCCTAATGTTGATGTTATATCATCTTCTGGATTTGATGCAAATATCAAGGCATTGACTGGTATCACAAGAATTGATGTTAAGACATCTGGTATTGGATACTCTATGCCTTCGGTTTTAGTTGAGACAGAAGTCCCAGATGATTTCGTAGAACCTACTGGCACACCTGTCAATGGTGGATTTGACGTCCTCGCGGGTGAGGGTAGTGAATACACTGGTGGTCAAACAATTACTGCTGGTACAATCGCCATCACTCAAGACCCAGTTAACGTAACTGTTAACCAAGGTCAGACTGCATCATTTACAGTTGTTTCTACTGTAACTAATACTTCTTCAATGAATTATCAGTGGCAGAAGAAAGAGTATGGCACACAAACTTGGAATAACATTATTGGTGCTAACCAAGCAACATACTTTACTAATGCAACTACACAAGCTGATGATAGTGATGAGTATCGTGTAGCAATAACTGCTGCGGGTGCAACTCCTGTTTACTCACTATCTGCTATATTATCTGTCCAAACAGGTGCAACTGTAATTACAGGATTCACACCTGACCAAATCTTCGATGACATCTAAATAATCTCATGGCAGCAACCGCATCATTTAATAACGCAACGAAGATTGTAACCGTAGCATCTGATGGTCTACCAAGACCTGTATCTTACGGTACTTTTCCCAATGCCAATAACCCAAACACAGTCACAGAGCAGGATTTTGACCATGACTTCCTATACCGTGGAGGAACATTTGGTATTAGTAGAGTTTTTGATTCTAATCAGTATACCCATGACGGATTTATCAGGTCTATAACTTTATCCGTTAATGATATTGCATTGTTTACAGGAGCAAATGCAAACATTCGAGTAGGAGATAGAATTTTATTTGCATTTGATGATTATAAATTAGTTTATATTTTTAGAGGCACAACATTTACATCTATTGCAGGAGAATGTTGGTTAGCAGCAGATGATAGATTAGATTTAATTGTAAATGACCAAGCGAATACACCTGTAACTGGCACATATGAATACTATGACCAGAGAAATGGTAGATTTCCTACACCACTGGGCACTATAGCAATCGCTGCAAATGGTGTTGCACTATTCAACCCTAGTGCAGGTACTGGTGGCAACCCTCCTACAAACTTTAGTTGGAATGCTCATTTCCCTAATCTACCTATAAGTTTTGGTGCAGATTCATGTGGTGGACATCCAGAGCAGTCTGGTCAATATCATTATCATGATACACATTTTTTAGATTGTTGGAGAGCAGGGTCTTCAATAGCATCATACAATGATTATTATGGGTCTACTCAGTATAACGGTGATAATATCAGACATCCTGATGGTCATTCTAAAATGGTAGGTATATCATTTGATGGATTCCCTGTTTACGGTCCGTTTGGATATACACAACCTTGGGATAGTCTTTCTGGCACTTCTACCATGTCTAGCTCATATTCTGCTAGAGATACAGAAGTTGCAGGAAGACCTGATTATGGTAGCACAGCAGAGAATCCTCCAGCTGGTGCATTAATAGAAGACTGGGAATATGTAGAAGGCACAGGTGACCTTGATTATCATAATGGTAGATTCTGTGTAACACCAGAATATCCTAATGGCACTTATGCTTATTTCTTGTCTGTTGATGACCAGAATGAGCCTGACTTTCCTTATATGATTGGATTGACAACAAGGGAAACTATAGACACTACCTTTACTAATCAACCTGTGCAACAGGATCAGGGTGGTGGTGATGATGGTGGTGGAGATGCACCTACTCCTCCAACGTTGCAGTTTACATTACAACCTCAAAGTGCAACAGTCAATGCGGGTGAAACTGCGACATTTACAGTCAATGCACTTATCATACCAGAAAACGGACCTATCTCTTATCAGTGGTATAGGTCAACTGATGGTGGATTTGCATTTGCTGCTATCACAGGTGCAACAGCAGCGTCATATAGTGTTACTGCTCTAGCATATATGACAGGGTATAAGTATCGTTGTCGCATCATCGGACCTGTACCTGCTAACAATGCTCAAAACTCTCCTCTAGATTCAAATCAGGCAAATCTAACTGTATCTGGTTCTGGTGGAAGTGGAGATTTACAGAATAGATTTGATTCTACATCAGGTAGTTTCGATTCTACTGCACAATCCTTTGATGGCACATAAATAAACTTGTAGAAAACTACCGAAAATGGCAAAGCAAAATCTTAACATAGGCTCTTCTGCGAATGATGGCACAGGTGACAGCCTGCGAGATGGAGCTATAAAATTAAATTCAGTCATCGATGAGTTATATACCAATCTTGGTAATGACACTAATTTACAGATAAACGTCGGGTCTCCTAGTACTGGACAATTCCTAAAATGGAATGGGTCTCAGTTTGCTGAGGGTGCTTTAGATTCTTTAACAGCAGACCTTGATGTAGCAGGAAATAAAATTATATCATCTTCTAGTGGTGATATAACTATACAACCTAATGGCACAGGAGATATTAAATTTTGGGGTGGTGGCACAGGTGCTGCATTAACATATATTGATGGTGCTGATGGTAAGTTAAAGTATAGCAATGTGTTTGCTACAACAGGAGATTTACCAGATAATACCGTGCATCATGGTATGTTTGCATATGTCTCTGGTGACACTACAGCAAGAGTTGCAACAGCAGGCGGATGGAAGAAACTTATAGGTGAAGACCATAGTATTGGTGACCTAGGTGATGTAGATTTGACTGTAGGTGGTGGTGCATCTGATGGACAAGTATTGAAATGGGATGGCACTAACAGTTACTGGTATCCTGCTAACGACGAGACTGCCACAGGTGGTGGTGGAGGGACTACACAGAATTTATTTGAAACTATAAGTGCAGATAGTGGGTCAACTACAGCATCTGCTGCAACTGATACTTTAACTATTGCGGGTGGCTCAAACATCTCTACCTCAATAGCTGGTGACACAGTTACCATCGCTATGACAGGAGCTTTAGGTGCTCCTGACCAAAACGTGTTTACTGTTATTGGGACAGATAATAATAGTAAGACTGCAAGTAGCACAACTACTACAATTAACTTTATAGGTGGCACAGGTGTATCAACAGATGTTGCAGGAGATAATTTAACGATTACAAACACCTCACCTAACGTTATACAAAATGTATTACAATCTATATCAGGTGATAGTGGAAGTTATACCGCCAATTCTGCAACAGCTGGTGTTGAGATGTTAGGTGGTAACGGTGTTACAACTGGTGTTGCATCTAACACATTGACAATAAATGCTGAGTTATTCATGCAAAGTGGATTCTCAGTAGGAGAAAATAAAGCTCTTATTTTTGGTAGTAATGGTATAGAGTCTGTTGCATCAGCAGGATTGGGATGGAATATCGGTGCAAATGGTTCTTCAGCATATCGTTTTACAGGGCCAGGAGTTAACAGCTCAACTGACAATCCAACTCTCTATTTGTATAGAGGATTTACTTATAGATTTGCAAATGATACAGGTGCATCACATCCATTTAAACTCAGAGTATCAGCAGGAGGAGCTGCTGTTACTGATGGTGTAAGTGGTAATGATGAAGGAGTCCAGTATTACACTGTGCCTATGTCGTTAGCAGCAGGCACAACTTACAAATATCAGTGTGGTATTCCATCACACGCAGCAATGATAGGTGACTTAGTAATCGTATGACCCGTACAGTTCCTGGTTCTGGTGCACAAATCGTCCCGATGTTTAACAGCGTCTACGGTGTTAGAGAGGTGTACGTTACTGCCAGTGGAAGTGGATACGATGCAAACGACCCTCCTAGACTCCGTATAGGAAACTGTGGCACACCTATTAGAGAGGCAGTGCTAAGACCAGTCATAGCAGGAGTTGCAGGAGAAATTATAGCAGTAGAGGTATTAGACCCAGGTGAGGGTTATGACCCTTTACGTTTAAAAATTGAAGATGATGAGTCTAATGGTCATGCTACTGGTAACGTATATTTAAAAGATGATGGTGGTATAGACTTTATCCAGATGACTGGATTTGGTGATAACTACTTTGATGCTACTGCAGTCATAGAAGGTGGTGGAGGTAGTGGTGCTGAGTTAGTCCCTATTACAGGATTACTAACAGGTCTATCAATTCAACAGCAAGGTAGAAACTATACGGAAGAAGATGTAAATATTATTATTTCTGGTGGAGGTGGACAGGGTGCAACTGGTGTTGCTTCTGTAAACCAGTTTGGTGAGGTATCTTCTATATCTTTAACCAATGCAGGAGAATTCTTTGAGACACCACCACTCATACAAATCATAGGTGGTGGAGGTAGTGGTGCATCTGCTGAGGCATTTATTGACTTAGGTGTCATCACAAACATCGACCTCATATCAGGAGGTGGCGGATATCAGGGAACACCAAACGTTATCTTCACAAGAGATACCGACCTGATCCGTACTGCAAGAAATCGTCAATCATTAAACAGTGTCCTATACAATCTGTCTGGTATACTTACAGATGTTGACTCGAATGACACAGTTGTCAATATAGAAACCACTGACCCGTATGCAGGATCAGGTAAGTTTTTGATTGGAAGAGAGGTTGTTAGATATACTGGTAAGACACCAACATCCTTTACTGGATGTGACAGAGGTGTAAATTTCCGTTTTGACCAGAAGGTTATATTGGATAGTTTACAAGATGATGCTAATACAGGTATCACACAATATCAATTCTCTGTTACTGACAAAGTAAGACGTGTCGTTGAATCATCTAATAACAGAGTTGCTATTGTATATGACTGGGACCCATCTCAAAGAGCACTATATTTAACATTCCAAGTTGATGAATTAGCATTCATTGATGGTGGTAGGTCTGGTGAGAAGTCTCAAATCATAGCATTTGTAGGAGGCACATCTGGGTCTAGTGGCACTGGTGTTGCTCCACACGTATTGATAGAGCAAGAGGGAGTAGATATTGTTGCATTTACTAATCCTTTAAGTTTAATTCTTAATAGAAAATTTGAAGATGATGATGAATTGAATGGAGTTGGTGATGGAATTATTGACCTTGTTAATACTGGCACTGAGTATGAAAACCAAATTAATCTAGATGGTGGTATCGCCTCGTCTAAATATGGTATTGAGGAAACATTAGGTGGACAAAACACCACTCTATTCCAAGTTGGAGACCAGATATATGATGGTAATGCAACACCTCTAACTGCAACTATCCAAGCTGCGGGTGAATTGGGAGACGGTGATACTCATACATCAACCGCATCTATCGTTATTACATATAACACTACTACCTTGTTTAACATACCAGAAGTAGTAGAAGGATTATCGTCAGGGTTGACTGCAACAACTACCAGTCGTGTAACAGGTCCTAAAGCAGGACAATTTACATTAACAGTAAAGAATATTGTAGATAATGACCCAACATTTAAGTTTACAGTCGGTGAAATCTTGAGAGGAAACACCTCAGGAGCACAAGCCGACATCATTTCTGTTGAATATACAACGTTTATCAGAAATGAGGATGACTAACCCCTATAAATATAAAGAAGGCAATCGCTAGACATGGCACTATTAACCGACCAATTTAGAATCTTTACTGCCGAGCGTTTCAGAAGTGCACTTGAGGGTCCTGACCCAACACAGTCCGACCTCTTAGCTGGTGCTGACCGTGACCGTTTGTACGTATTCATTGGTCGTCCACAGTCATGGGATAACGAGAATGCACCACCTGACCCAGTAGATTCATTCCAAGAGTTTTCAGACGACTACTCTGACATGATATCCCTTAAGAGGGTATTAGCAAATGATACCATACAGGTTATCAGAAGGACTGACTGGATTCCCCCAGAGCAAACTACTGGTGGATTGGGTTATGTGTATGACATGTATAGACATGACTATAGTGCTACAAAGACTGCATCTTCTGGTGCTACTAAATTATATGACGCAGATTTCTACGTTGTAAACTCAAGTTATCAGGTATATAAGTGCATCTATAACGGTACATCACCTAGCGACCCTAACGGTAAACCTTCAACTGTTGAGCCTACAGGTACTTCTACATCTATCATCACAACTGCTGATGGTTATCGTTGGAAGTATATGTATACTATTCCAGTTGGACAGGTTTTAAAGTTTTTCTCTAACGAGTATATGCCAGTGTTGTTTGACACAGCAGTTGTAGCAGATGCTATTGGTGGAGAAATTGATACTGTTATCATCGCTTCTTCTGGTAGTGGATATAATAACGGTACTTATGAAAACGTCCCTATTAAGGGAGATGGTATTGGTGGTCGTGTATCACTCGTTGTTGATGGTGGTAGAATCGTATCTGCTACTGTGACATCTGGTGGTAGTGGATATACATTCGGTAAAGTTATTATCGATGAGGTTAATGGTATTGGAGCAGGTACAGGAACAGGCGGTAGCGTCGAAGTTGTTATACCCCCAGTAAAAGGACATGGAGCAGACCCTGCAACTGAGTTAGGTGGATTCCGTGTCATGATTAACACCAAGTTTACCTACGCTGAAGGTAGTGGTGACTTCCCAACTGATAACGACTATCGTCGTATTGGTTTGGTTATTAATCCTAACAAGTATGGCACAGAAGAATTAACTTCTGACCTTACATTATCAGCAACAAAGGCAGTTATCTTTTCACCAACCTTCACAGGTAACTTCCAGACTGACGAAATTATTACACAATCTAGAACTATTGGTGGTCAACAGGTGACTGCACGTGGTCGTGTAATATCATGGAATAACACAACTAAAGTGTTAAAATATTATCAAAATAGAATTGACGGTGTCTTCCCAGAATTCACTGGAAACCTAATTGAGTTTGAAGGTGGTAACCCTGTTGTAGGTGCGACATCTGGTGCATCTGCTGACCCTGATATTAACTTCCCGATTGTATCAGGTTCTAGCACTAGAATCATCAACAACACAGAATATGATTTGGGTATGGCATTTACTAACGGTTATGCAAAACCCGAAGTTGAGCCTAACTCTGGTGAAGTTATCTACATAGATAACAGAGGAGCAATCACTCGTGCGGGTGACCAAATCGAGGATATAAAAATCGTAATCGAGTTCTAAGATGCCACAGAATACTAATCTGAATATTTCTCCTTATTTCGACGATTTCGATAAGGACAACAATTTCTACAGAGTCCTCTTCCGCCCAGGATATCCTATCCAAGCAAGAGAATTGACTACTATGCAGTCAATTCTACAGAATCAGTTGGAGTCTATAGGTCAGCACTTCTTTAAAGAAGGTGCTATGGTTATCCCAGGTCAGGTAGGATATGACCTTCAAGTGCAAGCAATTATATTACAGCAGTCTTTCTTAGGTGTAGACGTTGAGACATATAGGACACAGTTAAATGGACAAATAATTGAGGGTATCACCACTGGCATCAAGGCGAAAGTCCTCTATTCAATTCCATCAACTGAGTCATCTCGTGGATATGTAACTTTATATGTTAAGTATGTTGAGTCAGGTGACACCACTTCTGATACAACTCTTAAAACTTTCCAACCAAACGAGCAGTTATTAGCAGAAAATGAAATAACTTTCGGCACAACTTTGATTGAAGTTGGGTCACCATTTGGACAGTTGTTACCAGTTGATTCAAGTGCAGTAGCATCTGTTGCTTATATTAATGCGGGTGTATATTTTATTAGAGGACACTTTGTAGATGTCCCATCTTCATATTTGATTCTTGACCAGTATACTAACACACCATCTTATCGTGTTGGTTTAGAAGTCAGTGAATCTATTGTAACGCCAGAAGATGACCCTAATCTAAATGATAACGCTGCAGGCACATCTAACTATTCTGCCCCAGGTGGTCATAGATTTAGAATCAGGACAAGTCTTGTAAAGAAAGCAATAAACGATACTACAGATAAAAACTTTATTGAATTACTACGTCTTAATAATTCTAAGGTAGAAGAATTTGTTACTGCTACAGCATACTCTGAATTAGAGAAGTCATTAGCACGTAGGACATATGAAGAATCAGGTGACTATGTAATTGATACATTTACTATTACACCTAGAGAAAATTTAGATGATGGTTTTAATAATGGTGTAT